AAAGGGAGAAGTTGTAATATATTTATGTCCGGAGCCTGGTAACAGGTCGGTATGTGGACTATATATATTTATGTCCGGAGCCCGGATGACGGGTCGGAAAAGGGAGAAGTTGTAATATATTTATGTCCGGAGCCTGGTAACAGGTCGGTATGTGGACTATATATATTTATGTCCGGAGCCCGGATGACGGGTCGGAAACAACTAAATGGGATGTTTAACCCGGAGCCCGGCAGGCGGGTCGGAGTAGACAGTTGATGTTTAGTTCCGGAGCCTGATGGCAGGTCGGAACAAACGGCCTTTGGCCGGAGGAAGGCGCAAACTAGAGCCTAATAGTTGGCGAGGCAATCATAGTGCCCCGACGCCCCTCAGCAGAATGTCACGGGCAGCAGGCGCTGCTGCCTCCACTAATCCCTCACCCGCAGACTGGGCAAAACGCTTGCCGAGATCCAGGAGACCGCTGGCGACGCCCACAGGGGTGAGCTCGTTAGCGGCCGCCTCAGCGGCATCGTGCTGGTGATTGAGGATATGCTGAGGCGCAGTGGGCGTGAGAGACATGGTTTGGCCCGGAACCGTGGTTAAGGGCCACCTGGTGTAGTAAGAACCGCGGATCGTCACAGAGTAGTTCTGCGCGTGTTCCGTGGGATCGAACAACCAGACCACGACACTCATGGGCCGCTGGTGTTGTATGGCGATGTCTGAGATAGGATTGCCAGCCGAAGCGCCAAAGACGTGCGCAGCGAATTCACCGTCTGTCAAGGTGCCCCGCCACGGGCCATACCCCGTGTATGAGGGATGGTCGCAAACGAAACCCACGAGTTGCTTCGCCACTCCCAGCACGTCGCCGTTGATGCGACGGCGATTTGGATAGGTCCGAATGGCATCGGTAAGTTGGTTGAGGTTGGTCCAAGTAGAAGGAGTGCCTGCAGGACCAGGAATTCTCTGCGAACTGTTAAGGTATGTAACCCGCCCCCCTCGCGTGAGGGAGGGGGTCACGTTTGCAACAGCCACTGAAAACTTCATGGCGCGGCCCGCGGTGGGACCACCGGCCGAATCTGCGTTCTGCAAAGTGGGAAACGTGAGGATCTCCATGGTCTCAAGCACTCCGTCATTGCTGGTAGGATTGATATCCATGATAGCGGCGACGGAGCCACAATTGCCCAGGTTGCTAACTACTAAAAGGCGAGGCCGGGTGTGGACTGTGAAGTCCTTCTCCACCAAAGAGGTGATGGGAAGAGCCTTACCTGCCGAGACAGAAGTGGGAAAAGGTACCGGATGCAAAGGGTCTAAGGAGAATGGCTGAGAATTGCCTCCACCACGCTTCTGGCGGCGGGGGGGTTTGGGCTGCGCCTTCGGGGCTGGCTTGCGACCAGTGGAAGGAGCAGGCGAAGGTACCCCCGTAGCAGCCCGTTTCTGCCTCAGGAAATTCTCCTTCATAGCAGCGCGGGCTTTGGGATTGGGGGCCTTCTCCAAGGCTTTGGTTTGCCGAGCGTTGAGCATGGCAAGCCGTGTCGAGTTTGGCACTACGGGTGCCGACCGAATCGCTTTGGCACTCTCGAGTGCCTTCCGCCAACTATTAGGTCCTAAAACTGGACCTTCCTAACAATTGGTGCCCCTGTTGCGCAGGCGCGGGGGACTTAACCGCGCGCGGGCCTGCTCAGTCCCACTCGTGGGGTTCCGCGACTGGAACCTCCCACCCCATGCGCGAACAAACCCCATGGAATATGTCCAGAGCCTCTGGGGAGTGGCGGAGCGCGAACGCCATGCCTGACAGGGCATCCTGGGCAGGGGGTTCCTCATCTTTCCGGCGCAAGTCCATATGAGCGATGAGCTTGGGAAGGTTGTCGAAAGTGGCCTTCCACTTGCCTCCGGGCAAACGGGTGAACTCATGGGACGTGAAACCGATCGGCCCTCCTGGAGGACTAGTGGAAGCTGACCCAGGTTTAACCCGCTGCCCAGCGGCGGCTAGCTTGCGCTCGCAAACCCTCCCGGTGTGAAGCCCATCGTCGCCGGCTGCAGACTGAGTCTTCGAGCCCGCGAGCTTGAGCGTGAAAGAGCGCTGGGGGGAGTTTTGAGCCGACGTCGAAGGGATACCAGAAGCCGTGATCCCGAATTCTTCGAATGTCCACAGCTCCTCTCCGACCACAACCAAATGGGCCGAATTTACGGCCGCCTCCGCGTAGAGACACTTCGCGGCAATGGCGTTCAAGTTCGCCATCGGAAACTGAACCCATCTAGGGTTCTCGGCATGCTCGTGGTAGTACGAGACCCGGTCCTTGAGGAGGCAGACGCGCCGCTCGGCGTCGAAGTAGATGGCGTCCCTAGGAACGGAATAATCCCAAGCCTCAATGTCAGAGCTGTTAATGTCGTC